TCTCGGTGCGACCGACGTAGCGGTTCTTCGCAACGAGTAACCAATAGGGCATCCATTCTTCCAACTCGACAACCAATTGCTCGTTGCCTGTGTCCGCTTGAATCTTCTCGCTCAAGTATTCAGCGAGAGCATCTGCTTCGTCACGAGGGACTTGAACAAACGCCGAGTCAGTGTGACCATAGAGAGTCGGGTAACCCTTGTAGCCAGCATACTTGCTCAACATGTGAATTGCGCGTCGCCCCTCCGAGGTGATGGTGGTGGCGATGTCTGCATCAGCCCAGCCGAATCCGGTGTGCGCGGTCATGCCATACAGTGACGCCATGACGCGCTTGACTGCCTTCTCGGTAGTGCGCCATGCACCACGCTCGGCACTCGTGAGGTCAGGGTCAACTGCATTGGCCTTGCACTCGGCACGGTAGTCGAACAGATAGGTGATGACCTTCGGCAACAACCCCTTCTTGGTTTGGTCCCAATAGGTGCCGTTGTCCATACGCTTGATACCCTCACCGGGACCGTGTCGCTTGGTCTCATACGACAGGTTGTTGCCGAGGATGAGTGATGGGTATAGACCCTTGAAGTCGAAGATGCCGACACCCTGATGTCGACCCTTGACAAATTCCAGCCCGACTTCAGCACCCTTCAGTTCACCATGCTCGGTCTTCACACGAGACGGTGCCTTCTTCGATGTGCGGCGCGACAGTAACCCGCGCCCGAAGTGACTGACGTTGCATGCACTCTCAAGAGTAACACCACACAGGCGAACCATCTCCACGAAGAAGTCGGTCACGTTCTGCGAGCGGTCAATCTCCTTGAGTAGCACAGCGTCAAGCAAACAGTAGTCTACGAATTCAGGCCAATACTCACGCCATCCGTTGTGAACATCCATGCCCTCAATCTCTTCTGTGAGTTTGGAGCCGAGGCCCAGCATCTCCGCAATGTCATTCAGTTTGCGTGAGGGTAGTTGGCCCTTGCCGCTGTCCTTCCATACACGCTCAAAGCCTGACCCCGATGCAGCGGGTGCTGCGGTGTCGAAGCACCATCGTCCCACGATAGGTTGCACCGTGTAGTTGGTCATGCCGTTGCGCTGAACGTAGTGTGTGTCTCCCTTCTTCGGTCGGCGCACGACCCCAACAGGAGACAGGCGTTCCGGTTTCGGGAAGCGAGTTATCATGTGAGGCAGGTCGAAGAATGCACCACCGTGAGCGATGAGCATGTCAGGGTCACCCTTCTGCATGAAGCGGATGATTGCCTCTTGCATGTCCACTTCATTGCTAAAGATATGCAGGTCGTATGTGATGTCACGCACTGTGCGTTGAACGCACTGAACGGTGGTTGGATGATTTGGGAGGTATGGACAGTTGGTTGTCTCGTCTGCCCACGCATACACCTGTGGTGTTTCCAACGTGTTGCCAACGATTGCAAACACAGTTGTCGCACCGGTTGTTGTGTCACACTCAATGTCATACCACCACTTGCGCGGTGTCCACGATGGCATCTCGTGATGCTTGTCGATAAGGTAACGGTCAGGGAAGCGAACGTCTGCCTCCCATGTGCGGTCGAACATCCCCTTCATGTCGTAGCAATCCTTCGGTGTGTGAGTCTCCATCTTCCGTAGGTTCTCGCCATGCAACCCCTTCGCCTTCTCGTCTGTGAGTTTGCTACCGGGGTAACGCTTCAGTGCGTTGCGCACTTGCCAATCAGGCGCGTCTTCGGGAATCCAAAAGTAGGGCTTGAATCCGTTGTCGATGTGTTCGATGAGCAGGCCGTCATCGTCACGGTATCGTGTATAGACGTGAGGCTTCTCACTGCCACCGGGATAGAATTGGTCGACAATCATTTCTCACACGCCCCTTCAGGTGTCTTCTTGCGTTCCTTGTATTGCTTCATGAGGTGCATTTGAACAGCCTTTGTCCGTATCAATATGCGACCCATCCTCTCGGCATCTTTACCTGTGAGTCCGAATCGCGCAGGGTTCACCTTCATGTCGTTGCACCAATCGCAACAGCGGTCCGCCAATTTGACGACCCATTCTGCATGATGTGGCTGAAACGGGTGAGGGTTGTTACCGAAGTAGCCACCATTGGGGAACATCTCATGTTCAATATCATGACCACACAGGCAACAAACCTCCAACTCTTCTTGTTCTTCGTCAGACATCTAACCACCCCGGTTGACCCATGCACGATAGTCGAACGCGTCTTTGGCTGATTGCACGCATTCTTTACACCAACCTTCTTCATCGAAGGGGTGTTCGTCTTCGCACAACCATTCCTGACAACACTCGCATTTGTATGTGGAGGGTTCATCATCACTCATTCGTCATCACCCTCGCGTGTGTTGTGTCCACAAACGGTCCCGTCACAGAACCATACGCCGCACTCACTCATTCACTCGCCCCCCTGTGGGATAAGCACGAGTAGTGATTCCTTCTCGACGTGGTTGAGAACCATGACGCTGCCAGCACCGGTGTAGAATTCGCACGGTCCTTGTGGCATTGCGTTGATGAGTAGTGAGAACCACGGCCCATACAGATTCGTTGTGTCAGTGGGCGGGCAGTCGGTGTCCATCAGGTCAAGCGTGATGCTCATGCTTGACGACCCCTTCTTGCCCCCTTCGATAACGAGCGCGCCGTCCTTGAACGTAGTGCGGTAACCGGTGTCTTTGCCAACCACGTTGCCCATCCGTGAGACAGGCACGAGGTCAACGGTGTCCGCCAATCGACCGTAGCAGTTGAGCGATTCACCGGCCCACATCTTCCAATCATTGTCGGTTGCTTCAGTCACCATACCGAGAACATGTGTCAGGTTCTTCGCACTGCGAGGATTACCGCTTGAAGGTAACGAGGTTGTGATGTTGCCACACGACAGGTGTAGTGGCTGCGATGTCTTCTGCTTCAACTCAATCACGTTCCCATCACAGGCCCGCAAGAACGAGACAACCGATGTGATGTTGTCAATGTAAATCACGCCCGACGTTTCAATCGTCGCACTGATGCGTTGGGTGAAGAAGTGGGTAGGCATTGCGACTGCGCCAATCAGACTGAAGTCACCGGCAGTGAGCATGAGGTCATGCACGTTGTGTCCGAACGACTGAATGAATTTTCGCAGTTCGTCTTTGTCCACAGTCAGGTGTGTCATTCCTCACCATCTCCGGTTGGTGTTGTTCCGAGGATTTCGTGCATCTTGGCTATGGGGTCGAACGTCGCTTTCTCGTCCCGCCCTTGCGGGTTGCGCGCGTATGCTTCCCATGAGCATTCGTCCACTTCACAGATGAGTTGTGTTCGATACGCTGTCTTGTGACCAATGCGCATGGTGTCCTTGCCACCACATTCGGGGCAGGTAAACTCACTCGCCATTTGACTCACCCATGCTTTGCTGAATCACGATGTCCCATGCGTCTTCCATCTCCTTGCGGGCGAAGAAGGCCGCGTGGTTACAAGGGATTATCAATTGTGTGTGGGTATCTCCATTCATAGTGCTTGTCCCCATCAAGGAGAGTGGTTGAAGCCCCTCCAATGTGCCGCGAAGCCAGCACACGAGGTCACGCAAGTGTGCGTTCTCAAGGTGCAGGTGGTTGCATTCATTCATGAGCGATTGGACATCAACAGGCGAGAGGCATGCTGCTTCCGTGAGGGATGAAGGAGCGGGGGTTTCCCCCTCACTCACAACATCCCCTCCGATAGTTCAGGTAGACCGTGGAATACGCCGGGCGCGTTCGGCTGTGTCTTGCCGACGAGACGACGTTGTCCTTGTAGGTCAAGACTCATCTTGCTCTTGTCAAAGGTAGCCCAATAATTCACGACGCCTGTCTTGGCACCGGTGTCATCGCGCTCTTCCTCCTTCGTGTAGTGGATGATTTGGTTCACCATGTTGAGCAGGTTCTTCTCGCACGACGGTGTCGTGTTAAGCGTCTCCTTGTTGTTCTCGTAAACCACCTTCTCGTGGGTCTCCAAGTAAATCTTCACACCGAGTTGCATGAGCGCACGACAAATCGCAGTCAGTTGGTGATAGCGAATCGAGCGAATCTGCCAATTCCAGCGGTTGCCCACGAGTTGTTGTGGGTTCACCGCAGCAGCAATCCCGTCAGCCGCAGCGTCGAGGTCGACAATCTTCATGCAGGTTGTGCATACTTCGTTCCACATGTCAAGACCTGTGACAACAAACCACGACAGGCGAGGTCCGGTGTAGTCAGGTGACTGTTGCTTGCGCGCCCACTCAATCGCAGTGCGACCGATGTCCATGACTCGCTCGTGTGTAGCAGGGAAGTCTGTTGATGTGCGACCCTCGCCTGCAATGACTGTTGGGTTCAAGCAGCGGATGTTCTGCAACTTGTCACGGTGGTGTGCTGAACGACAGGCTGCTGCCCCACCATCGAAGTCGATGGCGAGGATGCAGTTGCCCTTCTTCACATCTTCAGCAGTGAGCGCGTTCATGACGCAGCCTGTTTTCATGGTGCCTTCGGGACCCCATGCGAGGATGAATGTGTGGTTGTGGTTGGTGTTGGAACCAGCCGCTTCAAATTCATCCCACATGGTTGCTGCTTTCGCAGGGTCAATGGTGGTCACGTCACTCGTGACAACATTGGCTGCTGTCACGAGTGGTGCTTCTTCCGCCTCTTGCGCGTCGGCTTCTGCCTTCATTGAAGCGAAGCCGCTCATTGTGAATCACCGCCGAATTGTGCAACGTCAGTGTTACCACCCTCGCCCGCCGGAACGACGAGTCGAGGCACAGCGTAGACGCCAAGTGCATTGATGCGAGGCACACGGTCAATCTCGTTGCCGTTGTCATCCTTGATTGGGCGAGTGCCAAGACGACCGAAGATGAATACGGTTGACTTGTTCGCGTAGGGTAGCCAGCGCATACCGCCTGTGTCAAGATACTCAAGTGCATGGTTCTGCTGCACAAGATGTCCGTGCATCACACACGATACTTCACGGCGTGGGCCATCAGGATGTTCACGCTGCAAGTTGAACGATGAAATGCTCATCGGGTATCGCTTGCCTGTTGGGTCTTGACCGAAGTTGTCGTCCCATCCTTCACGGTTGACGTATGTCACCTTGCCTTTGACAATCACAAGTGGGCCAATAGCATTCGGGATGCCGGGGACCATCTTCGACTGTGTGGCATACACTTCCTCAAGTGACGCGAGGTCTGCGTAAAGGCTGTGTTGCGGCCACATGCGCTCGGGCGCAAGATAGGCGCGGTCCTCTTCGCTGACGAAGTCATCCACATATCGCATAGTGGCATTGAAATTGTTCGCCGCAGTCAGCCACTTGATGTCGCTGTCTTGATTCTCTCGTGGTGGTCGCACCTTGATACGAACAGGCGCACCCATGATGACCGGGAATGACGGAGGGCCGTCAGGGTCACCCACGCGTAGCGCCCACAGTTCGATGTCGTTGTTGTATTCTGCTTCCGAGTTGCCCAAGAAGTAGTAGGTTCGACTCCACATGCTCGGTCGGATGGGTTTGCCATACGATGACCACTCGCTGTTTGTCTGTAGCATGGCGAAATTCAGGTCACCATCACGGACAAGCCACCACGGGTCTTCTCCTTCCGCGCTATCCTCGGTAGCCTTCACACCATCTTTGCCTTCCAGCATCCATACACCATCTTGCACGAATGCTCGTGCCACGATGCCGTTGCTGATTGCCTGTCCGATG